AGTCTTAAGGTTGCAAATGATGGTAAGAAGTATATCTATGAAAGCCCCGATAATGGCAAGACCATCTATAGACGAGAGATAAAAAACTATGATGATGTTTCTGCTGTAAAGGTATCTACAAAAGATGGTTGGAGTGCATACGATGTTGATAGCAACGACCCTATGATAATGTATTGCAATCTTCAAGATGCCATTAAACATATTGAGTATTTAGAGAATAAAATAAAAAAGATGACCGATACTATTGATAACATACAGAATTTAATAAGGCAACTATGATTATAACAAAGACACCACTGAGAATAACATTCGCTGGTGGTGGCTCTGATATGCCATCATTCTTTGAGGATAACGGCGGTCATTGTATAAATGCAACGATAGATAAGTATGTCTATGTTTTGGTGAAGAAACGACCAGATAATAAAATCTATCTAAAGTATTCTGAAAATGAAGTTGTAGACACAAACACAATCTTTGAAATACAACACGACTTTATCAGAGAGACACTTATCTATCTTGGTGTTGACTATGGTTTAGAGATTATCAACTGGGCAGACATACCAACAAAGGGTAGTGGTCTTGGTAGTAGTGGAAGTTTTCTTGTTGGTTTGCTAAATGCCATTCATACACTTGAAGGTAATTATGTCAGTAAAGAAAACTTAGCACAACAGGCATCACACATAGAAATGGTTTTATGTGGTAAACCTATAGGTTATCAAGACCAGTATGCTGCTGCTTTTGGCGGCCTCAATGAAATAACCTTTTCTGGAAAAGAAAGCCATAGGGTAGAAGTTAAGCCACTAATAAAGAAACAAGACCAACTAAACCTTATCTCTCAAAACCTATTGTTGTTTTATACTGGTATAACAAGAGAAAGCTCAACAGTTTTAGAAGACCAAAATAAAAACTTGATGAGTAAAGATGATAGTATAAAGGCCATGAAGGAAAATGTTAGACTATCAAAGTGGCTCGTTGAGCATCTTCATAATAAAGAGTATCAATACATAGGTCATGCACTGAGAATGAATTGGGACTTAAAACTAAAGTTTAGTGATAAGATTGTAAACAAAGAGTTGGTAAAGATGTATGAAACCGCCAGAGATGCAGGTGCTACTGGCGGAAAGATAATAGGTGCAGGTGGTGGTGGTTTTATGATGTTTTATGTTGATAGAGCAAAACAACAACTGATGGAAAAGATGGTTAGTGAATTAGGTAATTACAGAGCTATGGATTTTAAAATTGATTGTTATGGTAGTAGAGTTTTACTAAATGTGGAGACCTAAATTGAAAACAATGACAATAACAGATTATAAAGAAGAAGTTATAAGGTGTGTATCAGAGCTTGACAATGAAGTTTTAGATTTTGTCAAGAATAGATTGCAACAAGATTATCAATATAATAAACAAGCATTGTGGTCTAAACAGGTTGCTAATGTCTATCTGATAGGTAATGGTGGTAGTCATGCTATTGCCGAGCATATTGCAACAGACCTCTATAAAAGATGTCGTATAAGGGCTCATACACTTAGTAATAATAGTTTACTTACTGCTCTAACTAATGACTATAGTCAAGAAGATGCGCTGGCTCATTGGCTAAAAATGCAAAAGATAAGAAGGTCAGATTATGTCATTGCGGTTTCATCATCTGGTAAATCGCCAAACATAATAAAGGCTTTAGAGTTTGCTGGTGAATTAGAATGTAATACATTGTCTATATTTGGATTTGATGGTGAAGCTGTGTTGACAAGTGATAGAGATAAGTTTATAAAAATAGATAGTCACAATTACGGTGTAGTTGAATTAACATCAGAGATTGCACTTCACGCTATCGTAGAAGAGCTAGTTGTAGAATAGGAGAATAAAAGATGGCAAGGTTGTTACAACAAGTTTTACACAATAAAGAGGCAGAGGTTATCCTAATAACAGTTTCGGATAAAATCTCATCTGATGCACTAAAGAAAATTTACAACCTTATACTTGATGAAGAAATAAAGAGTATAAAAAATCCTACACCAAAGGATACTAAAAATGAGCAATAATGTTACAGACTTCCCTATGGATAAGGCTAATGTTTCTAATGAGATTTTGTGGAAGTGTGATGCCTGTAAACATACCATTACAGAGGCGATGGAAAAAGAAAACGCTCCAAAGAGCAAGGTCTTACCTATGAATCTTGGCGGTATTGCTATCTATGTCTGCCCTAATTGTCGGACATTCCAACTGCCAGAAGAAGTTTATGATGCCATTCTGAAAAAAGCCGAAAGTAGAATTATTTCGTAAAATAGTGCTTGACAGGCCTTGACTAGTTCCTTATATTGGTATCATAACATTTTTATAAAAGGTGATAAATGTTAGAAAACATAAATGACTACGATACAATAATACTCGGTTTTGGGGCACACACAATAAAGAATAGGTGTATCAAACAACTAAAGCCACTTTTTGAGACTGGCAAGATAGATGCTTTTGTAACTAACGGAGCATCTATCTTACATGATACAGAAATTGCCTTGTATGACGATACCAGTGAAGATGTTGGTGCTACAATCAAAGAGGGTGAGTTTGGTTGGAATAGAAGAAGTTGTGGAGACCTAAACAATTTTGTTAGTAATACAAGGTCTGATTCGTTAGGTAGGATGATTTCTGGTTTCATTGGTTGGCAAGGTAAACATAGAGATAAGTCAGTATTTTGGCAGGCTCATCAAAACCAAGTACAACCTATTGTATCTATTGGCATAGGACACGACATCTATCAAATGTATGGAAACTTTGATCCTGCTGCTTGGGCCACAGCCTCTTATGAAGATTTTGTTAGACTAACAAAGACAATCTCTGAAGCTAAAAGAGGGTTGTTTGTTTGTGTAGGTAGTAAAGTATTTGTGCCAATGGTTATAGAGAAAGCTTTTTCGACAGCTAAAAACCGTGGTAGTGAATGTGTTTTTGATAGTCTAGTTTGTGACTTATTTACACTAGAGGATGTTGATGGTAGTGAATACACAGAAAAAGACACACATAAAGTCGGATACTATGAAAGACAACTAAAAACATTCAGTAGAATTTCTGAAGAGATAAACTATTGGAGAGCTGATAATAGAGCAGTTTACGAACGTCTTTATCAAATGATAATGGAAGGAAGAAAATAATAATGAAACTAATAGTAAAAGAAGGTTACTACGAAGCGCCAACTATAATTTCTCTTCTTTGTGAAGTTGTTAAACACAGGTGTTGGCATCTTATAAATCACGGTAAGTGGTCTGATTAAATAGATAGGAAAATAAATGAATAGTATCGGTAGTTTAGAAAGACAATTGATGGATGCCTTTGATGAACAAGAAGGCAAAGAAAGAGAACAAGGTGAAAAAGTATTAGGTGATTCACCTCGTCCAAAGACCAAGTTTCCATACACAAGACGTTGGAGAAAGACAAGAAAGACTCGTCTAAAGATGGCCAGAGAGAGTAGAAAAGCTAATAGATGAAAAGTGTTTTTATTATAAGTCCTTTCCACTATTGTCATTGTGTAGCTACACTAGTGGAAGGGCTTCAAAAAAGTGGTATAAAGGTTTTTTCCAACACTAGCCACAACTATGTGAAAAATCAACTATTCAACATAGATACTGCCATCAAGGTTGCTGAAAAGTGTGATGTAGTTGTTTTAGCACATTCCGCCTTAGAAGAAAAATATAAAGAAATACTATTACCATTAGTAAATTCTGTAAGGGTTGATGTATTCTTAGATGGGTCTGATAATAAAGAATACGAAGCCCAACCTTCTGATTATAAACTGTATTTGAAGAGAGAGTATTTAGGCACAACAGAAAATAACGTGCACCCTTTTCTTTTCGGTATAGAGGATAGATACTTTGCTCACACAAATAAAGCCCATCAAGAGATTTGGTCAAATAAAATAGATGACCTTGTTTGCATAATGTCAGCTTGTGAAAAAAGACCTTGGCGTTTTGACATTATACAATCACTCAAAGATACGTTTGATAAAGACGATACTGTGTTTGTTGGTGAGTATAGAGAGGGCACTGCACTTACTAGTGTTGATACAGGGGATAGACATTTTAGTGGATACTTTGGAAAATTACTTGGGTCAAGAATAAGTGTTGATGCTTATGGTGCTTTCGGGGCAAGACAAACAGGTAGGTTTTGGGAAAGTATTGCTAACGGGTGTCTTGTTATGTATCAAAACATAGAACCTTACAGGTGGAATAATACTTTTGAGGATGGTATACACTTCATCTCATACTCTGATACAGACGAGTTGATAGAAAAGGCTTGTTACTATGTCGGTAATCCAGATAAAGCCGAAGAGATTGCAAGAAAAGGGTACGACCATGCATTGGAATATCATACAACTTCTTGTAGGTCAAATGAGTTTTTATCCTTGTGTGAAAGATATTTATAACATAGCACATTCATAAAAACTAGCTTGAGAAAAATGAAATGAAACTAAAAGAAGCAATAAAAGGACAACGAGTTGTTGTTATTTATCCCGGCAGATTTCAGCCAATGGGTAGTCATCACTTCCAAGCATACAAACATTTAGTGAGCAAGTTTGGTAAAGCTAACGTCTTTGTTGCTACCAGTGATAAAACTGAGGCCAAGAGTCCATTAAACTTCAACGAGAAAAAGAAGGTCATTAGTGCTTATGGTGTCCCCCCAAAACAAATTGTCAAAGTAAAGAATCCTTACAGGTCAGATGAGATTACTTCTAAGTTGCCAGACGATACTGCTGTGTTATGGGCCGTTGGTGCTAAAGACGGTGACAGACTAGTATCTGGAAAGTATTTTGATAAGTATAAGAAGGGTGTTGACCTCTTACCATACAAGGAGCGTGGATACATCTACATCGTCCCCCATGTATCTCTGAAGGTAAATGGTCAAGAAATGTCAGGCACTGCCATACGTCAAGCTCTTGGTAATAAAGACCTATCACCAAAGGAAAGAAAAGACATCTTCAAACAGATTACAGGATTCAACAATCCATCTATAGAGAAGATGTTATATAACAAACTAACATAGAATGCTTATAAAGCCAGTAAAAAATACAAACTATTACGTTGAGTATATACCACCCAAACAAAAGACAAGATGCACTGAATGTGGAAACACAGTAAAAAACCTAGCTAGGTATGGTGTATGCACTTCTTGTCTTGGTAAGAGAAAACCAAAAAAACTAAAGCACCAAAATAATATTGGTGATAATTTAGACATACAGGCATAGAGAAAATAAATGAAACTTAGACATGTATTACGAGAAGGTGGCGCTTCGGGACATATGGCTCATCCGTGGGAAAATATTGATATGACCTTCGGTGAGATGAAAAAGATGATAAGAGCGCTTCTTACGGGTAGTATGGAAATAGAAAAAGTGTCTGAAAAAACGGATGGCCAAAACATCAACATAACATGGCATAATGGTCAACTAGTTGCTGCAAGAAATAAGACACAGAGTAAGAACTTTGGTGAGAATGGCTTGACTCTTGCAGGTATGAAGAAGATGTTTGCTGGTAGAGGTGAATTAGAAAAAGCGTTTGTTTCATCTATGGTTGATTTAGAAAAAGCGATTTCTTCCTTGACAGAGAAACAAAGAAGTCGTATATTTGACAACGGTCATAAATGGATGAACATAGAAATAATTTATCAACCAACAAGAAATGTAATACCTTATAATATGGACTTACTACAGTTTCATGGTGTCAACGAGTTTGATGCTAATGGTAGTAAGATTGGTTCTTCATCTAAGGAAGGTAAAGAACTTGCCGGTATGATAAAGCAAATAAACCAAAACAAACAAGACACGTTTGAGATTAGAGGGCCACAAGCAGTTGAATTACCAAAGTCAAAAGATTTCTCAAAGAATGCAGACATGCATGTCAAAAGAATTTCTGCACTACAGAGAAAATATGGTTTAGGTGATAATGATAATTTATTACAATACCATAGAAAATTTTGGCTACAGATGGTAGAAAAAGAAGCTCGTAAGAGTAGAGTAAAGCTAAGTAGAGACTTGAAAGTAAAACTAGTGAAAAGGTTTGCTGAAGGTGATAAGAGTTTTGCTCTAAGTAAGGCTAATTTGAAAGATGAGAAGATTTATAACTTTGCAAGTAAGCTTGACAAGGTTGATTCAAAAGGTTTATTTCAGAAAAATGTAGCACCTTTTGAAGATGTATTTCTCTCACTAGGAGCTGAGGTTTTAGAAAACGCCAAAAATTTTATCGCTGTATCACCCGCAAAGGGTGTGAAAGACATGAAGAAAGATTTAGGAAATACTATTTCCGATCTACGTAAAGGGGGTGATATCACCAAACTTAAGCAGCTAAAAAGACAAATACAGAGATTTAAGAAGGCTGGCGGTTTTAATAAAATTGTTCCTAGTGAGGGAATCGTTTTTGACTATAAGGGAAACACTTATAAACTTACGGGTCTTTTTGCACCCATAAATCAGATATTAGGTATGACCAAATTTTAGAAAGGAAAGAAATGGCTGATACGGAACGCCGAAGAGATGTAAAAGAAATTAATAACCCTAATAAAGGATTAAAAAAGAATCATCGCAGAAATCAAAGAAAAAATAGTAAACAAAAATTAAGAGAAGTTGATTATAGCAATCCTAATTCCTTAGATGACTATGATGAAGAGGTTTATGAATAATAAAATTGATGTTTTAGATAAAGGTTTTTTGAGAGTAGTTGATTTTTTAGGCGACGATTTAACAGTAGTTAATTCTGCGAGAGTTTCTTTCGGTAAGGTAAAAGATAAGTTTGAAAAAGAAGATGAAAGGCTGGTTAATTATTTAGCTAAGCATAAGCATTTTTCTCCGTTTAGGCATTTGATGGTCCAGTTTCACATAAAAGCTCCAGAGTTTGTAATGAGGCAATGGTATAAGCATGTTGTAGGTGCAGAGACCAGCAGTAGTCACTCCACAAAAGATCATGCATGGAATGAGATAAGTGGCAGATACATACCTTATGATGAATTCTATAATCCCCAATTTTTCCGCAAACAAAGCACAGATAATAAACAAGCTTCAGACGGTATAATTTCTGATCAAATCATGGCCAGAACTTTATGGCATGAGGCGTTAGATGCTTCAATAATAAGCTATAATAAGATGTTAGAGATGGGAGTCGCGAGAGAACAAGCCAGATGTATTCTTCCATTAACACTTTATACTGAGGTATATTGGACAGCTTCTTTTCAAGCTATTATGAATTTTATTGAACTCAGAGATGAATCTACCGCACAATTTGAAATAAGAGAATACGCAATTGCTATGAAGAAGGTTATGAATGAAATTTATCCTAAAACAACAGAAATTTGGCTCAAAAATTATCAAAAATAAACATTTTTTATTATTGACTTTCCTACCTATCCTTAGTATATTATACATAGTTAAAAAATTAAAGAAAAAACCATTTTTAACAGATTTGGAGATTTATGTAAATAATGCATTTTGAGTTTAAAAAGTCAAATAACTTTATTACTATGTTTCACATTAACCCCACCTCTTTATAGGAGAAAGTTCAGTTATGGCAATTAGTTTGGATAAGATTAACAATGCTCTTGATCGATTGGATAACAAGGGCGGTAGTAGTAACAATACTCAAGAAAGTATTGTAAAACTTGATGAGGGCGAACATCAGATTCGCATCGCTCCTTACAAGGAAGATATGGAAATGCCTTTTCAAGAATTGTGGTTTCATTTTCGTATTGGTGGTAAGACATTTCTTTGTCCTAATAAAATGAAGAATGAGCCTGATCCGATTTGTGATTTTGCTAACAAGTGTTGGGGTGAGTATACAAAGACCAATGATGAGTCATTTAAAGAAATGTTTAAGACTATGGCTCCGACATTACGTGTGTATTTGCCAATACTTGTTCGTGGGCAAGAAGATTTAGGTTTGCGTTGGTGGAGTATTTCACCAAGAACAACTTATAAGGAAATTCTTAATCATGTTCGTAGCGGATTGCGTCAGAATGTTGACATCACCGACCCTACTGAAGGTTTGGATTTGATGGTTACGGTTGAGCCTGGCTATAATGGCTGGTTAATGCCCACTACTATTACTACGGCACTAAAACCTACTGCTTTGGCAGCAAAGAATGACATTGATAGTGTTATTGATACCATTGCACCAATCAATACTTTGTTTGACTATTCATCTGCGGAAGAGATGAAGCAGGCATTGGATCAACACATCAATCCCGATGCTAATGATTCAGATTCATCTGCAGGAACAAATAGGGATTATGGATCTAGCAATTCTACACCTGTAGTTAAGGAAGAAAAGTCTGAAGTTAATGATCAGATCAACAGCGCTTTTGATGAATTGTTGAAGTAAGATTATGCCAAGAAAGAAAATGAACGCTACTAAGTCGCCCTCTCTTGAGGGCGATTCAATTTTAAATGACATACTTGTAGATAGCCTTAATAAAAAACTTGGTGATGTTGCTTATGTTATTGGTAAAGGCGATAGTCCACCAGAAGTAAAAGAATGGTTATCTACTGGATCTACTGTCTTAGATACTATTATTTCAAATGATGAAAATGCCGAGGGGGGTATACCTGTTGGCCGCCTTACTGAAATTTGTGGTGAGGCGGCCACTGGTAAGTCCTTATTATCTTACATGATTCTAAAGGACTGTCAAGATAAAGGCGGTATACCTGTTTTAATTGATACAGAAAATGCGTGTAATGAAGATTTTTTATCTCTATTGGGACTAAAACTATATCCCGAAGGTTCGTTGGTTTATGTTCAAGTTGAATCTGTAGAAAAAGTGTTCTCAGCTATTGAGGACATTATTCGTAGAATAAAAGAGAATGACAAGGATAAGCTATGTTGCATTGTGTGGGATAGTGTCGCAGGAACATCTACTGACGCAGAATTACAGAATGATTTTGGAGAATCTACAATCGGAATGCACGCAAGAATGATTGGTCAAGGACTTCGTAAAATTATTCGTTATGTCGGCCATCAAAGAGTGGCTCTTGTGTTTCTAAATCAAGTTAGGCAAAAGATTGGTGTATTCTTTGGTGACGACACAGTAACACCTGGCGGTAAGGCCATTCCTTTCTTTTCTTCGGTTCGTATGAAACTATATAGTGGCGGTAAGGTAAAGGCTGGTAAAGATGTTATTGGTGTTGGTATCAAACCAAAACTCATCAAGAATAGAATGGGTCCGCCACACCGTGAGGCTGAATTAAAGATGTATTTCACACGCGGCCTGATAGATGAAGAAAGTTGGTTGGATGTTTTATTAAAATCTGGTGCAGCAGAAAAGATTTCCGCTCAAAAAAGCTCTATAACTAATAAGGAAACAGGTGAGGTTTATGAGTTTCAAAATAGAAAGTTTGTAGAGTGGGTCTGCGATTTGTCTAATCAAGAAGCTCATGATTATTGCAGGCGTCTTGTGAAAAAATCGTTGGTCATAGAGCAAGATCCAGACAAAAGATCTGAAGAAATAACAACAGAAGAGTTACAAGGAGAAGAAGAAATATAATGGTTGCATTTATTAATGATAATGATAATGATGATGATCAAGAAAAAAATGCAGTTTATTATATAGGATTTATAATCGGAGCGGCAGCTGTCATTATTATGGCAGCTGCTGCTTTAGCTGGCTTTTCTTGGTTATTTTCCTATACTTACAATTATGCGTTTGCATCATTTGGTGCACCTTCTATCGATTGGAAACAGTGTTTAGCGGGATTTAGTTTTGTTTGGATTTGTAGATTTTTTTACAATTTTTTATTCAAAAAATGAATCTAATTTTTTTTACTTGATAGTGGTTATTTCTATTTTTTTTAGGTAGTATTTATACTACAAACAAGAGAAAGAAAGATGAGTAGAGAAAAAATAAAAACACTAATTATCATACTATTGTCCGTTGTTTTTGTTAGCCACAGTATAGAAAAAAACAACATTATTGTAGAAAATAAAGAAACAATAAAATCACTAAGAAGTGAAATAATTACAGAAAAAAGTAACAGTAATAAGACCATAGAGGCGATCAATAAAATGAGTTCTCATATTGACACCCTAACAGATAGAATAAGAATTCTTAGAAAAAAACTGCAACAAGAATCCCATAATACCTACCAAGTAACAGTTACTATGTATCATCCCGTTCCTGCACAAACTGATGATACTCCAAACATAACTGCAGATGGAACCAAATTCACAATTAATAAAGCTAGTGATTATAGATATGTAGCTGCTTCTAGAAACCTACTAAAGAGGTATGGTGGGTTTTTAAATTATGGTGATTACATCTTTTTAAGTGCGGGTAAAAAATCTGGAGTTTACCAAGTAAGAGATACAATGCATCCAAGATTTATAAACTATATTGACATTTTGGAATCGCCTGGAACTCCCTCTTATAGATACAAAAACGCTAGCATAAAAGTTGTAAAACTTAATAAAAATGTTTGTGATGATAAATTAGTGTTGTTTTAAAATAGTTCTTGACAAACAAAGTTTCTTTTCTTATATTTGTAGATGTTAAAATTAAAGGTTTTGAATGAGCAATGCAGAAGTTATTAAAGAAGTAATTAGTGATAAGTGGTTTAGAATAGCAAGAAATGAATGTTTAAAGAGTTTGCATGGAACAAGATTTGGAACGGTATTGATTTTAAAGAATGGAAAAGTTTTTACTGGTTTTAATAAAGATAAAAGCCATCCCATGATTAAAAAACATTATGATTTTTTTGCTCAAAGCATTCACGCAGAGCTTGATGTTTTATTAAGAGTCAATCCTTATCGTTACGAAGATAACATTGTTGGATCAAAGATGTATGTATACAGAGAGGATAAAAATGGTTTATTAAAGCCTGCACATCCTTGTGGGTCTTGCTATAAAATAATGCAAGACTATGGTGTAAAAAAGTGTTATTATACCACAAATAAAGGTTATAACTTTACCCTACTATAAAAGGAGTTTTAAATGTCTAAAAAGCCTGTGTTGCTTATTGATTTGCTAAATTTGTATTGTAGGTGTTTTTCCTCTATTCCTTTGACCAATGATAATGGAGAACACGTAGGTGGATTTTATGGAAGCCTGAATGCATTACAGAGCTATATTAATAGGTTTAACCCCGATGAGGTTGTAGTAGCTTGGGAAGGTGCAGGATCGTCACAGAAACGTAGAAAGAAGTTGGAGGACTACAAACGTGGCCGCAAGATGGTGGGGATGAGAAGGGGGTTTGAGACCTCAGATGAGACCGAGAAAGAGGCATTCGCCAGACAACTAAATATCCTAAAAAAAACTTTAGATCTCCTGCCTGTCAGACAAATTGCAGTAAAGTATTTAGAGGCTGATGATGTTATAGCCTATATGTGTAAACAAGTAATTAAAGATCGTCAAAAAGTAATTGTTAGCACAGATAGAGACTACCTACAATTAGTAGATGAGAATACCAGTGTTTTCCGGCCAGTAAAAACAAAAATTAACAAAGAGGGTGAATTTATTGACTTAGAGTGGATGCACCAAAAAGAAAACATTCATCCGCCAAATTATGCCTTACTCAAGGCTGTTGTTGGCGACAAGAGTGACAACATACAAGGTGTGAAAGGTATCGGTGAAAAAACAGCCCGAAGACAAATACATCTTCTGTGGGATAATAAGAAAGGTTATGATGCAGGTGATTTTATAGATTGGGCAAAAGGCCGTAGTGAAAAGAAGTATCAAAAGTATGTTGAGAATGAAGATTTAATTAAATTAAATTATAGTATTGTCCAATTACAAGACTTGGATATATCAATGACATCTATCGATGATATAAATGGATCTTATGATAAAGATGTTCCTAAATTTAATTCATATAAGTTTAGATTAACTCTCTTAGAGGAAGATGTGTCGCCTAATAGTTTAGATAATTGGGTTTCTATTTTTTCTACTCTTAAGGTGTAAAAGTTTTATTGTGTGTATTAAGATAATCCCCCAAAGTATTAATAATTTTTTGCAGGAGAAGACAAGTTGACAAATAAAGATTCATTTGAGTCGTTTGGTGTTGGATTTCAAAACAATGTAATTCAAGGATTGTTTACCGATAGGAACTTTTTTGAAAAATCCTTTGAGTCATTAAAGGAAGATTATTTTACAACAGATGCCCATAGGCTTGTTTGGAATGAGTTGAGAAAACTTTTTAACAAGTATAATCAACCACCTACTTATGAGACATTGAAAGTAGAGATTGCGTCAATGCCTGATAATGAGCTAAAGGAAGAAACTTTAGATGTTTTGGTTGAGATACAATCTAGAGTTAATAGACAGGAAATAGAATACGCTAAAGATAAGGCCACAGAGTTTTGTAAGAACCAATCCATGAAGTCTGCAATTTTAAGATCAGCAGAATTGTTGAAAGAAGGTAAGTATGATGAGATTCAAAGCGTAATTGAAAATAGTTTAAAGATAACCACTGATCAAGATTTAGGTCAAGATTTCTTTAATAGTTTTTCTTCGCGAAGAAAGATACACACCAGAGCCGCTATTCCAACTGGATTCCCACTTTTAGATGGAGTCGAGATTCTTGATGGTGGTTTGGCTTCTGGGGAGTTGGGTGTTGTCATGGCACCAACAGGCGGCGGAAAAAGCTTTATGTTGGTTAATTTTGGATATGGTGCTTTAGCGGCGGGTAAGAATGTTGTTCATTATACATTTGAGCTTTCGGAAACCCATGTTGGTAATCGCTACGATAGTCGAATCACAGGTATACCGACAAAGGATCTCACCTCAAGAATTTCTGAAGCGGAAGGTCTCTTGACCGAATTTAATGGTGGTAAACTTTTTATAAAAGAGTATCCACCAAAAGTGGCCACTATTAATACTATTAAGTTCCACATCGGCCGGTTGATATCTAATGGATTTGATCCAGATTTAATTATAATTGATTATGGTGATCTTATGAAGTCAAGGAGAGGCTATGATCAAAAGAGATTTGAGTTAGAGAGTGTTTTTGAGGATTTAAGGGCATTGTCTATGGAGATAAAGATGCCAATTTGGACAGCAACACAAAGTAATCGTGAAGGATTCAATGATGACGTTATTACTATTGATAAGGTTGGTGAGGCAATCAACAAGGCTCATGTAGTTGATTTCTTTGGCACATTCTCACAACGTAAATTTCACGTTGGTAAGAATCGTATGGGTAGTGCTAATGTCAATTATAACATTGTTATGCAGCCTGAAAGAAGCTTTATTGAACTCAATGACGATGTTCCTAGTGGTTTTACGGCAAGTAATAAATTAACTGATTTACTTAATAATAATGGAAGAAATAAGATGAGTAGTTTATATCAAAGTTTTAAGGACGGTGAATAATGGAAAGATTTACTATAACAAGAACAAGACGCTGGGGTAATAATGACACAAGAGTTGATCACATGTATAGTGTAAACAGAGTTAATGCAAAAAGAGATGATGTTGTGCGTATGGCCAACAATTTAATTGAGAAGGAAAGATTAAACACTAATGAAGAGGTTGAATTTGAAGTAAATTTGTGTTATGATAATGGTAACATAGAAACTATTCATAGGGTGGAAAAAGAAGGAATAAAAAGTATCTAATGCCTACTTATGATTTTGTTTGTGATAAATGTGAAGAAAAATTTGAAGTCAGTATCTCTGTCAAAGATTATGATAGATATAAAAAACAAGATTGTCCCAATTGCAATAAATCGGACAATGTAAGAAGAAACTACACGCCACCTGGCATCAAATTTGGTGCAGGATTTTTCAAAGATGGTTATCGTAGTGCAAAGGATGTAAGAACAACAGATGAGTGAAAAAATACAATTAGAACATGAGAAAACATAACTTTAAACCAACACATCAACAACCTACTAAGGGAGGTTATTGAAGAACATAACGGGGAGTAAATATGGATGTAACCCAGCAAATATTATCAGACATTACAGTACACAACAAATACGCTAAATACAATCCAGAGTTACAGCGTCGGGAATCGTGGGAAGAACTTGTAGATAGAAATAAGAACATGCATCTAAACAAGTTCAAGGAAAAGGGTAGTGAGTTTTTATCAGATATAGAATCGGCTTATAAGTTTGTGTATGATAAGAAAGTTTTACCATCAATGAGAAGTATGCAGTTTGCTGGCAGACCTATAGAAATGTCCCCCAATAGGATTTTTAATTGTTCATACTTACCCATTGATAATTGGCGTGGATTTGGTGAGGTTATGTTTCTGTTGTTAGGTGGTTGTGGTGTTGGATTTTCAGTACAAAAACATCATGTAGAAAAACTACCAGAGATTAGAAAACCAATTAAGAAGAGAAGATATTTAGTTGGTGACTCTATTGAAGGTTGGGCTGATGCAGTAAAAGCATTAGTAAAAGCTTATTTTACAGGAACAGCGTCATTGCCAGAGTTTGACTATTCTGACATTAGACCAAAGGGAGCTAGACTAGTAACTTCTGGTGGTAAGGCTCCTGGCCCTCAACCATTAAAGGATTGTATTCATAATCTTAAAAAGATTCTTGATGCAAAAGACGATGGCGATCAACTTACACCTATTGAAGCACATGACATGGTTTGTTATATTGCTGACGCAGTATTAGCTGGTGGTATTCGTAGAGCTGCTTTGATTTCTCTTTTCTCTTTTGATGATGATCAGATGTTGAGTGCAAAGTTTGGCTCTTGGTGGGAAGAAAACCCACAACGTGGTAGAGCTAATAATTCAGCAGTTCTTGCAAGACATAGAATAAAGAAGGCAGAGTTTTTAGACTTATGGAAGAAGATTGAGTTATCAAATGCAGGTGAGCCGGGATTTTACTTTACAAACGATGTAGAGTATGGAACTAACCCTTGTGCAGAAATTGCATTACGTCCATTTCAGTTTTGTAATCTTTGTGAGATAAATGTTTCTGATGTAGAAAGTCAAGAAGATTTTGATGCACGTTGTAGAGCAGCTGCATTTATTGGAACACTACAAGCATCATACACAGACTTTCATTATCTACGTGACATTTGGCGTAGAACAACAGAGAAGGATGCACTACTTGGTGTAGGTATGACAGGTATTGCTTCTAACAAGTTGGATAGTATTGATATTACTCAAGGAGCAGAAACAGCCACAGAAGAAAATGCGAAGGTTGCAGATTTTCTTGGTATCAATAGAGCTGCAAGAGTTACAACAGTAAAACCATCTGGTACAACTTCATGTGTGTTGGGTTGTAGTTCTGGTATTCACGCTTGGCATGATAACTATTATGTTCGTAGAATGAGGTTGGGTAAGAACGAAGCTATCTATACTTACCTCAACATCAATCATCCAGAACTTATTGAAGATGATTATTTCAAACCAGACATTCAGGCCGTTGTATCTATCCCTCAACAAGCACCCGAAGGTTCAACTATTAGAACAGAATCACCAATGGATCTATTAGAAAGAATAAAAATGATTCACGAACAGTGGATTAAGGTTGGGCATAGAAGTGGTAACAATACAAACAATGTAAGTGGAACTATTTCTATCAAGCCAGAAGAATGGGAGCAAATTGGTGAATGGATGTGGAAGAATAGAGATAGTTATAATGGACTTTCTGTATTGCCTTATGATGGTGGTTCTTATGTCCAAGCACCATTTGAGACTATTGACAAAGAAAGATTTGATGAAATGTTTTCAACATTAAAAAATGTAGATTTAACTGGTGTTGTAGAGATGGAAGACATGACAGACTTAACTGGCGAGCTAGCTTGTGGGTCTGGTGGATGTGAACTGGTATAGGTGAAAAAATGTCAAAAACTAAAAACATAATTCAAAAAGTTGATAAGAGAGAAATGTATGAGCAGCAGCTTAGAAAAGAGTATTATAAAGTTGCTGATAAGTATAATGAGAGAGAAGAAATAGAAAAAGAAAAAGACGAAAATACAAAAAGACATGAGAGATACAGACGCCGCCAGTTACAAACTGGCGGCGCAGATGTTAGTGGTTTAATAAAACCTACACAAATTAAAGAACAAAAGCCAGGAACTTACTTCTATGGGACACTTGAAAAAATAGGAAAAGATTTTAATGGTGAACTTGAAAAAATGGTGAAGTATTTTACACTTGGCCAAAATTCTAAATATTATCCAAACAAAGAAGAGAATAAGATTTATTCTTCTAAAACTGGTGATTTACTTTACGATTGTAATACTAAAACATTTTATAAAAATTAATAACATTATTATTAAATTTTATCAAAACTTATTATTGACTTTATTTACATAGTTTCTTATATTAGTTATAGTTAATTAATAGAAAGGTTAATTATGCAAATAATTTGTAATGACTCTAGTAAGGCTGTTTTAGAATTAGAAAATAATTCTATTGATTTGGTGGTAACTTCTCCGCCATACAATGTCAACCTCGGCCACGCGAAGCTTTCAAATCGCGGAGAATACGATAGTTATGATGACCAACGCGATCACGAAGTATACATAAAATGGTTGTCTTCATTTTTTCGTAATTTGTATCCGAAGATGAAAGACAATGCAAGAGTTTGCATTAACATCGGCGATGGTAAGAATGGAGCTATACCTACACATTCAGATGTTACACAGTTTATGACCAGATCACTTGGTTATAATATGTATACTACTATTATATGGAATAAGAATACTTGTAGTAATCGTTTATCATGGGGTAGTTTCCAATCACCTAGTGCACCAAGTTTTCCTACTCCTTACGAACACATTCTTGTCTTCTCAAAAGGTAATCAACCAAAGGAGTTAGATTTTGAACCTCTACTCAATCAAGAGTATGAGTTTTGGAGTGAGATAACTGATAAGCCTCTTACATGGAAAGAAGTTTTATCAATGCGGGCTATTGGTGATAATAAGCAATCTATAAAGAAGGCAAAGAACTTATATCGTAATGTAAAGAAGCAGTATAAAAGTGATATGATAACTTTAACTAAAGAAGAGTTTATTAATTATAGTTATCCGATTTGGAACATAGCCCCTCAATCCAATCAGAAAAAGCATGGCCATCCTGCAATGTTTCCAATAGACCTACCTTCACGACTTATAAAAATGTTTTCTTATAAAAATGATTTGGTTTTAGATCCATTTATGGGTGTAGGGACTACTGGCGTTGCTTGTAAAGATTTAGAACGAAAATTTATTGGTATTGACATCAGTAAGAATTATTGTAAAATAGCAAAAACAAGAATAGAAAATACTTGACAATTAAGTATTAATTGTCTATATTATATAGACAATTCAATGAAAGGTTGTTATGAATATTTTTTACTTAGATAAAGATCCAGTTCAAGCTGCTACTATGCTAGTAGACCGACACGTGGTTAAAATGCCTCTTGAATCAGCACAGATGTTATGTACTAATCGTCGTGTTGTTGACGATGTTGATTCCTTGCACAATATTCCTCTGTATAAGATTGCTCACAAGAACCATCCATCTACTATTTGGGCA